TATTTGACTCCTCAAACAAGATGACATGGGTTGCTGGCTTCAAAGATAAAGTGACAGGAGCAAACATGGGCACACAAAACTCTGTATCTGGCATCGCTGTGGACACTGACCCTAAGAAGGTCCGTGGTAAGCGTGGTTACCTTCTGTGGGAGGAGTTTGGTTCTTTCCCTAACTTCATCGAGACCTGGAACATTGCCAAGTACGGTACTGAGGAAGGTGGCATCAAGTATGCCTTCTCCTATGCGTTAGGTACTGCCGGTGATAAAGACAGCGACTTCTTTGGTGCAAAGGAAATCCTCTACAGTCCAATGGGTTACGATGTGTATGCACTTCCTAATGTATGGGATAAACCTAATCAGGGAAGACCCTACTTCTGCTTCTTTTTCCCTGCTTATGTTAACATCAAAGGTAAGTATAACGAGGATGGCGTAAGCGATGTTGTGGACTCTCTGCTGTTCCTGCTTATGGAGAGATACAAAGCTAAGTATCAGACAGGAGACCCGAGGACAATCGTTAAGGTCACTGCTGAGATGCCGATCACCCCTGCCGAAGCTATCATCCAGGTTAACACGTCTCGTTTCCCTGTCACTGATATTATGGAGCGTTTGCTTCAGATTGACAGCAATCCAAGGTTCTATGACAACGCTTATTGCGGTGAGTTAGCTATCAATCCATCTGGTGAGGTTGAGTTCAAACCTACTGCTGCTGAGCCGATTAGACAATTTCCACACAAAGACAACAAGGGCATGATCGGAGCTGTTGAGATCTTTGAGATGCCCGAAAAGGATAAAAAGACAAACAAAGTATACTCCAATAGGTACATTGCAGGGGCCGACCCTTATGACGATGATGTCAGCGGCACCACGTCTCTTGGCAGTATATTTATTCTGGATATGTGGACGGATAGGATAGTTGCTGAGTACACTGGCAGACCCATCCTTGCCGAGGATTTCTATGAGATATGCAGGCGACTGTGTCTGTTCTATGATGCCCGTCTTAATTACGAGAATGATAAGAAAGGCTTGTTCGGGTATTTTTCCAAGATGCATAGTGCATATCTTCTCACTGACACCCTTGAGATTGTGAAAGACAAGTTCAATGTGAAGGTCCCCACCTATGGCAACACAACTAAAGGCACAAAGGCTACCGAACCAGTGAATAACTGGGGACGTGAACTCATTGAAAGGTATCTCCGTGAGCTTGTTCCTATGACAACTAAGAATGATCACGGAGAGGAAGAAATCGTAGATGTACCAAGACTGTTTACTATCCGTAACCATGCGTATCTTCAAGAGCTTGCGGCATGGAATCCTCAGGGCAACTTTGACCGTGTCAGTGCTAATATCATGCTTATGCTTCTACGTGAGGACAGGTTGGTTGCACTCGGCGGTAAGGTAGGGGACAAAGCGTATGAATATACAAATCCGTTGGCTAACGATACATATTTTCAGGAAAACTTTGATGACAGGTTCGGTTCCGAGAGTGCATGGAAAAGAGAATTGGATGAATATATGCGAGTTGGTCCCATCATTGATTTTGATGCGCTGAAGCACTGATTCGCTAAGTTATCATTAGTGGATAACTAAGCCTTTGTAATACGTATTTTCACGGCAGTACTTTTGTGGTATAAAAATCACAAAAGGTGTTTAATGTAGACATACCGCGCCAGCAGCTTTCCTTCCGCAGCAAGAATAAGAAGTGGAGGAAGCAGCATCTAGATTGGGCTGATGACAGGTCTCTGTTCAATTTCAGTCCAGTTAGGAAGAGCGTACAGAAGAAAAAGATCAACTACGATTTGGTCAACGGCATCTTGTACATGGAAGACTTGGAGTACATGATGAATCCTGACCATGTCAAGAGCGAATATATTCCTGACAAGATACAGCACTATCCTATCATCAACGCCAGCCTCGAGGTTCTGCGTGGTGAGGAACTTGCTCGTGTCTTTGATTATCAGGTTGTTGTTACTAATCCTGATGCAGTGTCTGAGGTCGAGAGGTCTAAGCGTGATGCTATCTTCCAAGCTCTTCAGGCCCAGGTAGAGAACCAGTCGCAAGATGACCAGATGTATCAGGCCAACATGGATAAGCTCAGTGATTATTTCCAGTTTGAGTACAAGGATCAGCGTGAGCTCCGTGCAAACAGGTTGCTCACTCATTACTGGCGTGAGCAGTCCTTTGGCACTATCTTCAATAAAGGCTTCATGGACGGGCTCATTGTCGGCGAGGAAATCTATCAATGCGCCATTGAAGGCGGTGAGCCTGTGCTAAGGAAGCTTAATCCGATGAAGGTACGTGCCTTTATGTCTGGCTATAGTCAGAGGCTTGAGGATGCCGATATTATCATTCTTGAGGATTACTGGTCGCCTGGCAGAGTCATTGATACTTACTATGACCAGCTCACTGCTAAAGATATAAAGTACATCGAGGAGCTTCCTAGGAGTGTCGGTAAGGGTTCCGTTAACTCTATGGACCAGATTGACGAACGGCGTGCTTTCCTTCCGAACTTCATGATTAGCGACCAGGCTGACGGCAATGGTATGTTCTTCTCCGATATCTTCGGTACTCTTGAAGGCTATGACAATCTTTTGCCTTACGATTTGGCTGGTAATGTGCGTGTTATCCACATGTACTGGAGGTCTAGACGTAAGATTAAGAAGGTTAAATCCTATGATGAGAACGGCAGGGAGGAGTTCAACTTCTATACTGAGCAGTATAGGATTGACCCTGCCGCCGGTGAGACTGAAGAGATCTTCTGGATCAATCAGGCATGGGAAGGTGTCAAGATCGGCGAAAGTATCTATGTTAATATGGGGCCCTGTCCTGTTCAGTATAATAGGATGAGCAATCCAAGCCGTTGCCATTTCGGTATTATCGGTACTGTCTATATGGATAATGATTGCAGGCCCTTCTCTCTTGTTGATCGCATTAAACCTTTCTCATACCTCTATGATGTCATCCATGACAGGCTGAACAAGCTGATTGCCCGTAACTGGGGTAAGATTGTTCCTCTTGATCTTGCAAAGATCCCATCTGGCTGGAAGATTGACAAGTGGCTGTACTATGCTAGGGCTAATAACCTCGCCGTATACGATAGTGCCAACGTCATCCAAGAGGGTCCCGCTACTGGTAAGATGCCTGCTAGTATGAACAATAACTACTCTGTGCTCGATGCGGAAACTGGTGATGTTATCCAGCAGCACATGAACATTTTGGAATACATTAAGCAGGAAATTGGTGATGTCACTGGTATTACTAAGCAGCGTGTAGGACAGATCGCTTCCCGTGAGACTGTAGGCGGTGTTGAACGCAGTACGTTGCAGAGCACCCATATCACCGAGTGGTTCTTTGCTGAGCACGATAATACTAAACGTAGAGTACTTGAAGCTTTTATAGAGACAGCTAAGATTGCTCTGCGTGGTCGCAAGAAGAAGTTCCGCTTCCTGCTTGATGATGGCAGTTCTATCATTGAGGAGATAGATGGTGACCAGTTCTCTGAGAATGACTACGGTCTCGTAGTGGACAACAGCACTGGCACTCAGCAGCTTAACCAGAACCTCGACACTTTGGCACAGGCAGCCCTACAGAATCAGCTTATCACGTTCTCTACGATGATGAAGCTGTACAGCACTGCATCCTTATCTCAGAAGCGCAGAATGGTTGAAGCTGCCGAGAAGAAGCAACAGCAAGCCGCAGAACAGCAACAGCAGCAGGCTATGCAGATGCAACAGCAGGCAATGGAAGCTCAGGCACAGGAGGCACAGGCTGAACGTGAGCTGAAGGATAAGATGAACCAGAGAGATAACGACTCTAAGGTTCTCGCATCGCAGCTTGAGGCTGAAGGTTATATTCAGGCCGCAGCCATCAAGTACCAGACAGATGCACGCAATGATGGAGTCGAAGTGCCCCAGACAGAGGACGAGAGGCTCAAACTACAAGAGAGCATCAGGCAGTTTGACAAGCGCCTAGCCCTTGACCGAGATAAACAACGAGAACAGGAACGCAGCAACCGCCGCAAGGAAGAACTGCAAAAGCAGTCCATCACCGCAAGGAAGTCTAGCGGTGGCAAGAGTTGAGTTGTTTATGGCGTAGGAGGTTAGTTAACATTGTTGAACTGTAAAACATACAAAGATGACAAAGGAACGAAAAGACGCCATCGCCACATATTCAGCATTGGGTATGATCATTTTTGGCGCAATACTCACCGCAGCGGGTTTCTGCGTTGCCCCAGTCGGTACCATAGACGATTCGGTTCTGTGGGTATTAGGACAGTGTCTGTTATACGCAGGTGGTATATTCGGAGTCACGTTATACACCAAGCACCGTTTCGACGAGATGGATAAACGCTTAGCGTATATGGTACGACACCCGGAAATCATAGATGAATATCCTGAGGAGGAGGAACAAGATGGAGCTACTGCTTAGGCGCATTGCGCTAAAGGACAACTATACTATAGGCCACCTGTATCTTATAAAGCCAGGTGAGTCTATATATCTGTGCGACACTATTGAGGACCCTGTGCGTGATTTAAACCACAACGGAAAGTTTGATAATGGCGAGCATAAGGTGTACGGCAAAACGGCGATACCATACGGCACTTACATTATCACAATGAATGTGCGTTCAGAAAAGTACCGTAACTATGCGAAGTACCCGTTTGCCAAGCCTTATGGCGCATATATGCCGAGGCTGTTGAATGTCCCTGACTTTGACGGCATCCTCATTCATCCTGGCACAACCGCAGACGATTCCCTTGGCTGCATCCTCGTAGGTCAGAATAAGGAAGTCGGTAAAGTAATTAACTCTCAGGCAACATGGAAGCGCCTTATGGATCGGTATTTCATGCCTGCAAAAAGCCGTCCTGAGAAGATAACGATAACAATCAAATGAGAAAGTATATCGCTATAATCGCTGTGTTGTCTCTTATTGTAAGCAGTTGTAAGACTAAATACATTGAGACTATTCACTATCAGCCGGTGGAGGTGCACGATACGCTAGTCACTACTGCGTTTTTACATGACAGCATCACTGTCCGAGACAGTATCTTTATTCATAAGGTTAATGATACTGTTTATAGTGAACGCTGGAAGGTTGAGTACAAGTGGCGCACCCGTGTGGATACTGTAACGAAAGTGAGAGAAGTGCCTAAGGTGTTCACTGATACAATCTATCAGGTCAAGGAAGTTCCTGTTGACAAGATTGTCTATCAGCAGAAATGGTGGCAGAAATCATTAAGTACCATCGGAGGGTTATTCCTTGTCGGGTTTCTCTTATCGTTGATTATTAATAAAAAACGGATAATATAATGGCAGTACGTAGAATAAACAGAAGGATTCTTGACACCCCGCTTGAGCCCCCCAGTAAAGAATGGCTGTGGTTGCACATGAATAACGGGGTACCGTCACTAGACTGGTATGTTAATGGAAAATGGACATCAGTTGCTCAGGGCAGCCCTATCCAATCTGTACCCAAAGAGAACTATGTTACTCTTAACGCGCTTCAGGTGCGTCTTCAGAGTTATGTTTCGCTATCTTCGTTTAACAATACACTTGCTGACTATGCCAAAAAAGCTGAGGTTCCGACACAGCAATGGGTTACTGGCCTGCTATCTGGGTACCAGAAGACTTTATCTGCTGGTACCGGTATTAAGATAACTAACAATCAAGTTAGCATTAATCTTAACGCCGGTTCTGGCATTAGCATTCTCGGAAATACGATTTCATGTACAGTACCTAGCGGTACACCACCTGACCTTACGTCACTTATAGAACGTGTGGAAGCTCTGGAGAATGCCGGATATATTCCCAGTAGTTGGTTCAAGACAATAAACTATGTTGATCTGTTTAATGATCCAGACACTAATCCTGATGTTGATATGAACATTGAGGCTAACGGAACAGGAACTGGGTCAACAATTCATATTGCACAAGAAGGAGAATCAACAAACAACGTAAACACGCTCTATTTTTTTACGCATAGCCGCTTACAGGGTGTCGGCTTATATAACACTCTGTTGCAGAATGGTAGCCTGACTGGGTCTGATGGTGTAACTTATACATACCATCCAGGTAAGTTCTATCATCTGTACGATGACGGCAGCTTTATTGAGTTGCCTGCAACCAATGACAGGTTTGCTGACTGTAATCCAGGTGGCAATGCCATTTATTATAACTTCCGTGATAAGTCTGGGCACAAGCAACGTGTCCTCACTACAATGGAGAAGTATGGCAGTATTATAATCCCTCACAAGATTCAGTATGCAGAAACCAGTGACACAGTGTATTATTCACTTCAGGTCAAAGGTCCGTTCTTTGCGGAATACACTGATGTGAAGTTGGTATTCAATGGAGATGAGCTTCAGGCCTTGCTCGTTACAAATCCTACTGGGAGTAATCCTTACACAGAGATTCAGCCTAACGGTACTATACGGTTTACCTATAGTGATTATTATGTTACCCGCTATCTTCTGTTCAAGAGAAAGTACAATCAGCTCAATGAGCTTGGAACTGCCAAAGACATCCATGTTGTATTCAATAATGGTCACAAGGATGTCGATGTTACGCTTAAGTATGGTTCTGTTAGGATATTTTACAAAGACGGTATTGAGTATTCTGGGTTTGATACGAGTACATGGGCTGCATCTAAACACAGGAAGACGGCCACTAATTTTAGCCTTCAGCTTGGTGGTA